AGGTTTATAAGAAAAGTAACACCATGTTTCCTACTGAAGATGATATTTTGGTAGCTTGGTATGCTGGTAGACCACCAAGAGCTAAGGACTTCCATAGAAATGTCTTTATGGCAGCTAGATACTACAATGCCTTAGTTCAGACTGAAATCAAGGGAGGAGGAAACGAACTCCTAAACTATGCTAAAGATCATGGGTTTCTAGAACATTGTGGTGAACGTCCAACAGTCTTTAACCACGACAAAGATTATAAGAAAGTCTCAGGAAGACAGTTTTTCGTCAGAATAGAAGAGACTAACAAGCCTGAACTACTACAGAAGCTAGTTGACTGGCTATTAAAGGAACGTAGTCTAAAAATAGATGGTGACGAAACTCAATATGTTCTTAACTTAGAGAAGATCTATGACCGAGCACTCCTCCAGGAGTTGTGTAAGTACACTCCAGTTGGTAACTTTGATAGGTTATCTTGTATGCTAGTATTAATGACTACTATCCAAGAAGCTGAATTACAGCAAGTTTTAGAGCAAACTAAACAAAATAGAGATCATATCTTCAGCAGACCCCTCTTTTCAGATACACCATTTGGTAACGCTAACAGGCTTAGACCTGATGAAATGAGAGTAGATGCTAGAAATAATGACTTAATCATGTAAAATGGCGCAAGTTAAAAGTAAAACAACCAGAACTCCTAAACTAAGGGTATCTGATAAAATAAAATATGCAAATGAGATGGAACACACGAAAAGCGTGATGGACCATTACATTTCAGCCTGTACCTTTGTAGATGAGATAGTTAACCCAACAGTACGAGATAATCGTATCTTCTATGATGCTTACAACAACCGATTACCTGACTCATACTTTCGTTATGTAGTTAATCCTCTAAACTCTTCAAATGCAGAATATACCAATTGGCCTGCAAGAATAAGACCTTATTCTATCATACGACCAAACGTTGATCTGTTAGAAGGAGAGTATGAGAAACGTCCTTTCTCCTTTGCAGTAAAAGTGCATAATGCTGATCAGGTAAACTTGCAGCAAGAACAACAATACCAAGCCTTACTACAAGTCCTACAACAACAATTCATAAACTCTTTAAATCAAAGAGGAATGGATACTGGTCAACCAGACCAGGAAGTAGAACCACCAGAAAATATTAAAAGTAAGATGTCTTCCAACTATCGTGATCAACGAGCTATTGTTGGAGAAGCTGCTTTAGACATCATTATTGATGAGTTAAAACTAGAAGAACTCTTTAAACGCATGTTTAGAGATTGGCTTATTGCTGGAGAAGTATTTAGTTATAAAGGTATTAAAGGTGGAAGAATGGTACATGAACGTGTATCACCCCTAGATATCGACTACGATAAATCACCTGATACTGAATACATTGAAGATGGTCAATGGGCTGTACGAAGAATGTATCTTACTCCTGCAGATGTTAGTGACTTGTTCTACAAAGAATTAAAAGAGGATGAAATAGATATTATTGAAGATGAGAACGGACATGTTACATTACGAGCAGTTGGCACTGGCATGCAATCTACTATCAGAGATGATAAAGACTTACGTAGATCTAAATTGGTTGTTTACCACGTAGTATGGAAGTATATGATCAAAGTAGGACTTCTATCCTACGTTAATGAATTTGGTGAAGTAGAGCAAGTAGAAGTACCTGAATCATATTCTCCTGATAAATCTGCTGGTGAATCAGTAGAGTGGTATTGGGTTAATGAGGTTTGGGAAGGGTACAGAATATCTAGTAGTATCTATGTAGGTATTGGAATAGTACCTAATCAACGTAATACTATCAATAACTTATCAGTGTGTAAGTTACCATACAATGGTAAACGATTCTCTGATACACACTCACAGAACGTATCTATTGTAGAGATGGGTCTACCATATGAAACATTACACCGTATCCTACACTTTAACTTAGAGAAGACAATTGCTAAGTCTAAAGGTAAGATAGTTTTAATGGATCAGAATGTTATTCCTAAAAAGATGGGTTGGGATGAGGAGAAGTTCTTCTATTGGGCTGAAGCTACAGGCTTTGGTATGATAGATAGAAATCAACCTGGAGCTGATAAATCGTACAACCAATACCAGACATTAGATCTAGGACTGTACCAACACATAGCATCTTTGATAGATGTTATGGAATACATTAAACAAGAATGGGATGAGTTGTTAGGTATTACCAGACAAAGAAAAGGAGACTCTAAAGCTTCTGATTCTGTTCGTGGTAATCAAATGGCTATCTCTCAATCTGCAGTTATCTCAGAAAAAGTATTCTCAAGATTTGAAGAGTTCGTAAGAGCTGAGATGCAAGGTCTATTAGATCTATCTAAACTAGCCTGGTTAAATGGCAAACAAGCTATCTACCAAGGTGATGATATGAGAACTGCAGTTCTAAGTATTGATCCTTCAGTTTATACAGAAACCGAATATGGTGTTTATATCTCAAGGTCTGCTAGAGATCTACAGAACTTAGAGATTGTTCGCCAGCAAGTACAAGCTTTTGCTCAGAATGGAGCAGCACCTTCTACTATTGTAGATGTAATACAAGCTAGATCACTATCTAAACTAAAATCTGTTCTAAAAGAAGCAGAAGCTAAGTCCATGGCTGCACAACAACAATCAACCATGGCTGAAACTGAAGCTGCAGAAAGACTAGAAATGATTAGAGGTTCCTTTGAAGAACTTAGAGGTTATTTAGAAGAACGTCAAATTAACCTAAAGTATGACAGAGAGGAAGATCTGGAACTTCTTAAACAAACTGGGGTAGATCAAAATGTAGATTCTACCATAGATCCAGCGGCTGGTCAAAAAGTACTAATGGATGACCAGAATAAGAAAAGAGAGATCGCTCTTAAAGAACGTACCGAAACTGTTAAAGCTAGACAAAAAGAAAGAGAACTTAACATCAAAGAACAAGGATTAGTAGTCCAGGAACGTATTGCTGATAAAGCTAATGCGACAGCCTTAAAGAACAAAGTAGTAGGAGAACGTAACAAAGCTAAAAGTAAAAAATAATGAGTAGAGAAGGAACAAATCAATTAAGCGGTCTTCTATTAGGAGCAATCACAGCTACTGGGGTAGGATCAATACTATTCCAGGCATTAGGAGCTTTTATCCTGGGAATTCTGGGGGCTGCAGGTGGATATCTGTTCACTCACTGGATTATGCCCAAAATTAAGAAACTAATTAACAAGAAAGCTGTATAAACTGTGACTTTTATAACTACAATTTGGGAGTTATAAATATGTATTAAATTTGAACAACCAAAACAAAAACTAAACAAACTATGGCAAAAAGCGTGAGCTTTGCTGATTTCGTGCAAGACGATAACCTCTTGGATAACGAAGAAGAGCAAGAAGAAATTGAAACTGGTAGTGATGAAGAAGAACAGGAGGAGGAAGAAGATCCCAAACCTGTAGCTAAGAAACCTATCAAGAAAGCTGCTAAAGTTGCTGAACCTGCTGAAGAGGAGGAAGAAGAACCTAAAGTAGTAGAAAAGAAAAAGAAGGTTGAGATCAAGTCTGAAGACGAGGTTGAAGACCCAAAAGAGGAGGAGCAGGAAAATACTGATCCTCTAGCGTTCTTTGAAGAAGTTGAGAAAATTACTGGTCAATCAGTAGAAGTAGAATACGGTGACGTTGATCCACTTACACCACAAGGTGTAGCGTTGAGAGAACAAGCTGTAAAAGAAGCTGCATTAGATACTTTTCTGGATGAAATGAAAGAGAAGTTTCCACAAGCATTTAAAGCATTACAACATGCTTATAATGGTGGTGATGTAGCTGAACTATTTACACAAGTGACTGGTAAAGATTACTCTAAGATTACATTAACTGAAGAGGATACAGTTCAAGCTAAGGAAGTTCTAAAAGACTACTACAGAGCTAGGGGTGTAAAGAATGAAGCTAGGATTAATAAACTTTTAGAAGCTGTTGAAGATTCTGAAGATGGTTTAATAAAAGAAGCTGAAGCTGCCCTACAGGAACTAAAAGAAGAACAAGAAGCTAAGGAGGCTCAAATTCTTGAGATGCAGAAACAAAAGTCTGCAGAACAAAAGAAGAAAGACACTCTACTTGTTACAGCTGTAGAAGATGTAATTGAACGTAAAGCATTAGGTAGTTTTAGGATTACTGATAGAGCTGAAGCTAGTAAGTTTAAAAACTTTGTAGTGAATAATTTACGTAGAGGTTCTGAAGGTAAGTACGAACTGGTAACAACAGTTGATCCTGCAAACATGGAAAAATTGTTACAGTATCAATACTTCCAGTTTAAAGGAGGAGATCTAAGTAAGATTATCCAACAGAAAGCAACTACTCAGAATGTACAACGATTAAGATCTAAACTTCAAGAAGAACAAGATAAAACTAAGAAAAACACCATCCAAGAGAAAAACGGTAAGTTAAGCTTGGGTGATTTTACAACAGATTAATTTTAAACAACAAATAAATAACAAATAGAAAATGGCAGGAAATCGCGGTAATAAATTTAGGTTTCAAGTACAACAGGACATCTTTGACGGACAGTCCATGTTGGATGAAAACAACTTCTACGCTCAACGTCATGGTGAGCCAGCAGAGTTGACAATGAAATTGACTTGGCTTTTGGGTGACTCTACAAAGTCTTTCCCTCTAGCAATGGCAACCATGGGTGATATCGTATCAGCTGATGGTGGTTTTAAAAAGACTAACAACAAAGTAAAAGAGCTTCCAGATATTCAGTTCACCTGGCCTGTAATGAGCCGCTTGAACAAAGCGTCTGTAGTAGCTGTAACCCCAGCATCTACGGTAAACGTGGGTGTAGGTAATCAACCATTCAAGTTGACCTTTACTGACAACTGGATTAAGCGTAATTACATGATTGAATCACCTCTTGGTATTCAAGCATATGTACTTGGTGATCCTGTTAAAGTATCTGAAGGTTTTGAATATACGCTACAATTGAATGCAGTGTCTGATCAAACGATCTGCCCTCCTTCTGAATTGCAAGCTTCTACCTTATGGTGTGATTTGAACACTTTCAACGCAGAATCTGAATCTCGTGGTACAGAATTCAAGCGTGTAGCTCCAGGTAAGTACAAGAACCAAATGAGCATCATCCGTATGTCTCATCAGTGGGCTGGTAACTCCGCAAACAAAGTAATGTCTATCACTGTTGACCATGGTGGAAAGGCAATGAAGTTGTGGATGGATTTTGAACAATACCAATTTGAACGTGCTTGGTTGGAAGAAATCGAACATATGTTCTGGTATTCTCGCTACAACCGTAGATCAAATGGTGAGATCACTCTTAAAGACATTGTAACTGGTAAGCCAATCCCTACAGGTGCTGGTTTGCTTGAGCAGATTAATAACTACTCTAGCTACACTCGTTTGACTTATTCATTCTTGCAGAACGTACTTGCTAACGCATTGTTCGGTCAATCTGATACAGATGGTATGTCAATTACCTTATACACTGGTCGTGGTGGTATGCGTGAGTTTGACCGTGCGATGAAAGAATCTGGTACAATCCAAAACTTACTTGCTCAAGGTGGTGGTAACATTGCTGACAAGTTTATAAAAGGTGATGGTAACTACGATCTTGTTTCCACAGGTTTCTTCAATGCAATGTACCATATTGATGGTTACTACATTAAAGTAAAACATAATCCAATCTTCGATTACGGTCGTAGAGCAGTTAAGTCTCCTTTGCACCCTGAAACTGGATTCCCATTGGAGTCTTACAGAATGGTGTTCATTGATGATGGAATGTTCGATGGCGAACCTAACTTGCAGTTCGTATGTGAGAAAGGACGTAGAATGCTACACGGTGTGGTAACTGGTTTGACCAACCCTCCTCGTCAGTATAAAATTATGGCTGGTTTGAACAACCTTAGCCAAGGTGATCTTGCACTCTTATCTTCTGATATTGATGCTGCATCATACCACAGATTAGCAACAGGTGGTGTAAACCTCCGAAGAGGTAACACTTCTCTACACTTGGAGATCTCTCCTTCAGTAGCTGGATTCTAATCTAGTAAACATGTTTAACTAAAGCCTACTACTACACAATGGTAGTAGGCTTTTTATTTTATCTACTAATGAGTAATGTACAAACACCTATAGTACAAGACACTTCTGATCGTACTTTTATAATTATAGAGAACGAGAGTGTGACACAAAAGATTACTAAGAGTGATTATGAGAAGTTACCACTAGCACCTTTTACTAATCAACTATCTTTTGAAGAAGACAAAGATATACTCTTAGCTACAGCAGGGCTTACTCTTAATTTAAGTTTAGCTCCTGGTGGTAATGCTAATGGGATAGGTATGTTCCTTAGAGTTAATCAGCCTACGGCTATTAACTTTTCTGCCGACTTTATAGCACAATCAGGATCTGCAGCTATTGATCCAGGATCTTTGAACCTTATTACTCTAGTCTATTTTAGAAACTGGAATGGACAAGGGGTACATAAAGTAGTTTATAGTAATAGTATTTTTACTGCTATCTAATGCAAAAATCTATATTACATAATTTTTGGTTGAGTGGTGGTGATCCATTACAGGGTTTAAAACCATTAATGGATGTTTGGTACGATGGAACTATACAAACTGGTGAGTTAGTTGATAAATCAGGAAACGGTAACAATGCAACAGTATCTAGTAACCTTGTAACTAAGGCAAATAGTGTAGTAGGAGATACTGGATTTTTCCAAAGCGGTGGAACTGCCCCTACAATTAATTCAATTATAACTGGGGATCTTGCACCAGACGGAACCGAAACACTAAGATTCCAATGGAACTCGGTACCATCTTTTTACTTACACAGAACACACTCGTTTGCATTAAATCAAGGTGAAAGCGTAACTATAACATTCTGGGCAAAAAAAGTAACGAGCAGCTTAGTTACTTGGATTATAAGAATGGGTAATGGATCAACCAACGGTATAAGCTCAACACTATCGGCTGCCACTTATTTAATTGGTGGGTCTCAGGCCGTTGGTTCATGGGGGCAGTACCAAGCAACTTTCACAAATACCGCACCTGGTGGACTCGGACATTTCTTTTTAAATGGTGGAACCGGAACTGCTGAGGTATTATTAGATCGTGATATAAGTGTAACTGTATCAGGAGTAAGTAACACCTGTTTTACTATGCCTAACGTAGCAGCTTTAAAAGCAGCAGATACAAAGAACCATTTTTACACAGCGGGTGGGTTACCTTTAACAACAAGGGGTGATGCTCAGTACAACGCTTTTGTAAAGAGAATTTATTGCGGTGGTGCTTTATCATACATTTTTCTAAAAGCGGAGCCTACAATTTCAACTTATAAGATACTATCTAATAACTTTGAGGACTTAGACCATGCGTTCGATTCATGCCCTATTGAGTTAACCGTAGGATCGGGGGGAACTTATGCACTTCCACAAACTGCCATTAACATTGCAAACACGGGAGACTTTAGAAACCGAAGAAGGTTAAAAGTTCTTAGTGATATTTCTGTTACTACATACGCTGGTTATACAGTCGTTTCTGGTGGAGGCTTCCAGTCGTTTATTCAGATGAATAAGTTCTTTGATTACATAACAAGTGACGGAACTCAAAGAACAATAACAGCCACAAAGGAAGTATCCTTAAATGACGCTCAATCTGGCGGGACAGAGGTATTATCTCCTGTTTATTCTGGTGGAATAAGAGGTATAAACATCAATAAAACAAATGGCGGTTATGTGTGGCATCAAGACTTTACGGGCTCTGCCGATGGTGTTTTTATAGTTAAGGATTGTAATTTCAATGAAAACGGAGCACAAGGTATTTACGATTACAGAACTGCAAACGCTCAACCACAACCAGCGGGACAACTTTCATTTAACACCTTAGCGGGAGGTATGCACAACAACTTTATTCTAAAGATTGTAGGAACTACACTCAGAGGAATGAGGGCATACACATGGCAAGATGTGGCATGTACTTCTGGAAACGGTGGTGATGTTTATATGAATAACTGTACACTGGAAAGTGAAATAATTTATGATCCTGTTTCTAATCCTACTAGCGTACTGTTAGAAAACATAAGACTTACAAGTTCAGGAGGAGGACGTGATACACAAATATTTATGACAAACACAACTAAAAACTCCACAGTTGATAAAGTTGGTGCATCTGAATCTATTTTTCTTACTGAACTATGATCTCACAACTAACAGTAGACACAACGATAAGCTGTATAGCTTATAGATTATAAAACACCATTTTGATCGTATTTAGAAACTTAGTAATATTGTATCTCTTTGTTTAGTTTCATAGTTTGGTTTGATTATAGCTCCCTAAAAAGAGCTATTTTCTTTTAAATACTTAATTAGCTTAATAATAACATCTACTTGACTTGTGTAGTGTATTAAGCTTACATTTGAGGACTAAAACATTAAAACTAAACTATGAACAAAACAACAATTGGAAAACTTATTGAAATACATCGTCATTTCAATCTAGTAGAAATGTCTCAAGATGATCCAGAGGTAAAAGCTTGGTTAGGTGGATCTTACCGTGGTATTGGTCCTTATTACAAGGATAAAACAACTGCTACTGGTCTTTCTTTCACAGAACAAAAACTATTGCTTCCTGAGTATCTAGGTATTGAACCTACAGATAAAGACTTCCGTACACGGGTAAATAGGTTCTATGATGAGATTGTAACATCAGTACCTAAAGAAGGTCTGGTTCTACAGATTGGACTACAAGATGATGAGAAAGAGCTTAGTGATACTAACATGCCACTAAATATTGCTGACTTTGTTAGATATCGTCATTTAGTTGGTCATAGAGATGTAGCTGGTTCTAAAGTAGAAGCAGAGAAAACCTATGGTAAAAGATTCTATATTCATGATCCTGAAAAGGCTATTAAAGGTGCTGTAAACATCAACGACCTGGAAGATAAGGCTACAACCTTGTACATGAAGTTCAAAGATGATGTTATTAAGACAGATCAAATCTTGACCATGATGGGTATTAACATCCGTCTAATGACAGGACAAGAGAAGGTTCTAAAACTAAAAGCAGCTTCTCAGAAGAACGCAAAGCTAAGTACTCTAGAACAAGAAGATGCATTTAAACGATTTATCAGTATTGCAACTGACCAGGATATTGAATACAAGTATTTGATTACTGAAATGATTGGTTCCCAGTATTTGACACGTAGTAACAACTACATTCTGTACGCAGAGTCGGGCACTAAGATTGGAGATAACATGCAAGAAGCTGTACTCTACTTTAAAAACCCTAAACACTCAAGAGAACTTAATCTCTTAAAAGCTGAGTACTTAACTAAGATTAAGAAAGGTGATGCTTATCTTCCAAAAGATAATCCACTTCCAGTAGAGAAACCAGCAAAAGCTGAATAGAACTAATTACTAAGTAAACCAAACTATGAAATTAGATAATTATTCACCAACTTTCCGCAATCTACTGATAATTGAGGTAAAGCAAGATAACAAGACTAAAGGTGGTATTTATATCCCCGAACTTGTTCTTGCTCAATCTACACCTGATGAAAAGTACTTTAAAGTACTAAAAACTGGTAAAGATTGTACTGAAGTTAAACCTGGAGATCTTGTTTCCCTATCCAGAGGTATCTTCCCAGATCCTATTGGAGACTACTTTAGTGTGATGGAAATGCAGGTTAAAGGGTATATCAGAGAAAGTACACAATTAGAAGTATTCGAGAATGCAAGTATTTCAAATGCACCTGGAAGTTAACCAAAGACTTCAAGAAGTAGCAAGTTTTAAGAGAGATAAATACTACCCACAAGAGATAGACATGGCCCTTAATAAGGCCATGTTTCGTCTTTTAGAAAAGGGTATAGATACTAAGTTTCAAGATAATCAGATTAACTTGTCACATGTTACTGGTCTGCTTACCAAAAATAAGAGAGGAGAAGTAATTATTCCTGGAACCTCTGATAATATGTATCAAGAGGGTTTACACGTAGTATATACCTCAGTTCCATCTAACTTTTATTGGTTAGTTAATAGTAGAGCTGAAGTAATTACAGATCCTCTGAACTGTACTACAACTCCAAGTCTGGCAACAACTACCTTATTAGAGTTTACTCATGTACTACCTTTTCCAGTTAGTACTAAAGTTGGTGCTCCTTTCTACCAGGATCTAGCAATAACCTCCAGTTTATTAGGTAATCTATACACTAAACCTGCAGGTATCTCTACAGGTAACGCTAATAACCATTTCCAGATAGTAGACAATGTTCTACAGAAGGTCTACAATAACGGAATACAGGTCTACTGGGAACGTTATAGGGATGTATTTTACCAAGGTTCCTTTATCTTTGTAAGTCCTGTAAATCTAGGTACAGTAAGCCTTACTGCTACAGGAGATACTACTCAAACGTCAGTTAATACTACTAGTACCTATTCTACATACAATAGAGCACTAATTAATAGCCTACCTTCTAAAACAGTAACTACTACAGCTATCAAAGTTCATGAAGCTGATGATCTGTATTCTAGTCAAAATCACAATGTTTTCTATAAGACCAAAGCTATTGAGCCTTCAATGGATCAAACTTTCGATTTCTTTATAATTTATAATGAAGAAAACTTTATAGTAACTCGTATGTATTATGACTACATTAGGAAACCTAGAACCATTAGTTTAGCTTTAGGTCAAAATTGTGAGTTAGCATCGTCTACACACCCTAAAATAGTGGATCTAGCAGTAGAAATACTAAGGTTAGATACGAAAGACCAAGCTTATCAACAAACAGTACAAGATACAGAATTAAGAACAATTTAAACATTTAACGTAAACACATGGGTCGTTACAGTAAAAATCTCTCAGGCGTAAGCCAAAAAACAATCGTAGGTACAGCAACTTATACAGATGACACAACCTACAACGCATTTATCACTAACGCTCCTTCTGGTGAAGTTGGTGTATTCCTTGAAAGTGGTGCAGTTCGTACAACCGCTTTGACAGCTGGACTCAAGTTCTTTATCGCTCAGAAACGTGATGGTTTCGTGAATAAGACTCCATTGCTTGAATTCAATGATATTTTCCGTAAATTACGTACAGCTTACCAAGCACCACAAAGACAAGTTTCTTTCGTAGGTTTCGTAGGTACAGGTACCTTGGATTTAGGATTTAACTTTGCAGCTGCTTCAGCTACAAACACTCAAACTTATAGTTTGTCTCTTCGTGAAACCACTCCTGGAAATCAACCTTTCCCAGTACAAGATGGTTACGCAACCGTTAACAGCTCAACAGCTAACGAGTACACTGTACTTGCAGCTATTGTTTCTCAAATCAACGGAGACTTTGATTACGAGCGTGTAGAACCAGATCGTTTCGTAACAGCTGAGATTCTTCAAAGCTCTACTACTACTGCAATTACCGTAGCAGCATCTCTAGCAGTTGTTCAAGGTAGTACTACAGTTACTTTCAACGCAGCTCCAACTGGTGCTCCTGCTGTAGGTGGTTACCTAGCAATTGGTGGAACTGGTCAAACTGGTGCAGTTTACAGAGTTGTGTCAATTCCTACTACTACAGAATATGTTCTAGATCGTCCTTACACAGGTGCATCTAACGCAGCATTAGCAATTGCCAACGTATTAACAGCTCCTTTTGTAAGTGGTACTTCATTACTTGGTGTAAGATTTACAGCAATTGATGTAGAATCTCACTTCAAAGTTGTTCCTCAAGCTCTTAACACTCTAGATCCTGTAACACTTGGTACAGCATGGAGATTGGGTTCTGGTTCAGGTGCTTCTGTTCTTGAATTGGAATCTACTCAAGGCTCTTTGTTCGATGGTGTTGGTTCAACTCAAAATGCAGCATTTAAAGCAGATTACGGTCAGCCTACATTGATTGCTTCAGCCGCTGGTACTTATGATTTGATTTTCTTAGATTTAGCTCCAAGTACAACACCTGGTGCTGGTCTACCAAATTACCAACAAAAACAAATCCAGCGTGTAATGGTTGCAGCTCCAAATGGTGGAACACTAAACTCTACTTTGGTTACTGTATTTGGCTTATAATCTAAGTAACTACTTATATAACCCTTGTAGTAGACTAAAAACCTATTACAAGGGTTTATTTTTAATAGAAAGATGGCACTAACAGCGAATACAACCAGAACAGCAGTTACTCTCACAAATAGTAATTGGCTAGATGAAACAGTGTACGGTGGAGCTAACCCTCTTCGTACTGCAGTTGCAGTATTTTTCACTGCATATAAAGTTAACGAGGATCAAGTAGAAACTCCTCTTGCAGTTCAAGCATTTGATCCTAAAGTAGCAACAACTTTTGTTAGTACTAATGGAATAGATGGTTGGCACAAATATTACTTCGCTATTGTAAATGATTGGTTAGTAGGCACAACTTACAACCGTTATGATTTGGTATGGAGTCCTACCGAAGAAGCATTCTATGAATACATCAATGTTACTCCAAGTGCGGGTAACGTAGTTACAAACCCATTATTCTTTTTACTAGTACCAGATCCAACAACTAAAATTGCAAACGCTGGTACAGCATTAGCATCTGGTAATTTGATCTTTCAAGTTATACAGAAAGTAGTTAGCTTTAGTACATCAATTTGTTATCTAAAGGCTGCAGCTAAACATGCTAAAGAAGATTGTGCTGGAGGAAACTGTAGTTGTGATTCTAGATTAGGAAGATTATATCATAGAATAAGAGATCTGTTTTCTTTACTAGCAGTAAATGAAACAACAGGTCAATTCATAGAAGGAGAACGAAATGCAAGACTAGCTGAAAAATATTGTGATGATTGTGGTTGTTTAACACGTTAATACAAAATAATGATCGACAATAGAATAGATAGTATTATATACCAATCTCAGATTTATTATAGAGACTTACTTAATGATTTAGTTTTAAATAAAAGATTAGGTAAAGCACTAGATGCTAAATGGGAGAAGGCTGATCTTATATTAGGATATCTCGAAGCATTAAACTTTAGAGATAGACTAACAGAAGAGGAAGACATTCTTGGTGTTAATAATATCTTAGAATGTTTAATCAAGCTTTGTGATCTCTATCAATATCCTACAGCTGCTCCCTTAACCTTCCAAGAAGCTCCAGCAGTTATTGTTGGAGAACAAGGTAGACCTGGCGACCAGGGAATTCCTGGTGAACGTGGTGACACAGGATTAGCAACAGATTTTCAAGTATCTTTAGTTTCAGTACCAAGTGTAGTTGATAGCTTTGCTCTTACTGATGCTAATGGTGCTAGATGGGACTATTACATTCAAGAGACTGGTGGGGCACAACGTGTAAGTTCTATTCTTGGACATTGGTTACCTGATGGTTCTGATAAAACATTAGTTGATGTCGGTACTACAGATTTGGATGGTTCTACTGCAGGACTAGAATTTAGTATAGAAATTGTTGGACTTACAGTACAACTTGTAGCAACTCCTAGTTCAGGTACTTGGACAGTTATTGGAACTAGATACTTCATACCTAATAATGGTAATGGGACTGGGCCAATCTCTGATTCTTTACTAAATGGATATATCTATATTGGTAATACCTTAAACTTTGCTCAAGGTAGACTTTTATCTGGAGATGCAACTATTACAAATACAGGTGTTTTAACAATTGCTAATAGTGCAATTACAAATGCTAAAATAGCTGCAGGTGCTGCAATTGATTTATCAAAATTAGCAACTCTAACAGCTAATAGAGTAGCAATAACAGATGCAGGTGGAGTTATAATTCCTTCTGGAATTACTGTAACTACTTTAAACTTTCTAGATGCAACCTCCTCTGTACAAACACAACTTAATGCTAAACTAACTGATCCTACCACTACTATTGGAGATTTAATCTTCCGTAATGGTAGTAACGTTATTGCTAGACTTGGTGTTGGTACATTAGGACAAGTACTTACTATGGTTGGTGGTCTCCCAACCTGGTCCACACCTGGAACTGGATTTGTTAATCCAATGACAAGTGCTGGAGATATAATTATAAGAGACGCAAGTAACGTAACAAATAGATTAGGAATTGGTGGAGTAGGACAAGTGTTAACTGTCAGTGGTTCAAGTGTACCAACATGGTCAACACCTTCACCAGTGCCAATTGGTGTAACAGTAGACTCAAATACTGTATACTCAATTCTTTCTACAGATAACATAGTTCATGCGACTAACACAAACGCTAGAACATTTACCTTACCATTAGGTTCAGCCATGGTAGTAGGTAAAATTATATGGGTAAAGGATCAAGCTGGAACAGCGGGTACAGCAGGAAATGAAATCACAGTAGTATGTGATGGAGCTGATACATTTGATGATGGATCATTAAATAAAGATATAACTGGTAATAGATCTATTTTAGGTTTTTATTGGGATGCAACTAACTGGAATTTAATATAATGAGAATAGTACCAAGCAATACTGTAATAACTCCTACAATTGGTGTAGCTAATTTAGTATCAAGCACTAATTACTCAGTTATTACTGTTTCTATAAGAATAACTGATAGTCTTAGCACAGACTCAGAAGCACTAATATTAGTTGGTCCTACAGCTGGTAGTCTTGTTGAAGTAGGAAAAGTAGAATTTGTAATAAACTCTGTTGCTTCACCTTTTACAGTTGTTGTATCTGGAACACTAACTGCAGTTGTACCTACAGGATATTGGTGGAAAGTTGATACTTCCACTTCTTCAGGAGCATCCTTCCTTGTACTTAAAGCAACCGAAACTAAGTTTTAAAGATGGCACAAGAATTAGTAATAAGAAAAGGATTAAAGATATTAGGAACACTAGGTTCAGGTGTCAGTGATGATATTTTAACATTAGATGGAACTACAAAAGACGTAGGTAAAATACCTAGTCTGGATCTTAGTGCCTATTTAACAAACGTATTACCTACAGGACAGATATTTATAGGTGTCGCTAACGTTGCAACCCCCACTGTTTTAAGTGGTGATATAACTATTAGTACAGGTGGAGTAACTTCTATTGTTCCTGGTGTAATCATAGATAGTGATATATCAACTGGAGCAGCAATTGCTTATGGTAAGTTAAACCTAGCTAATAGTATTGTAAATGGAGACATTTCAACAGTAGCAAATATTGCTCGTACTAAGTTAGCTTCAGGTACAGTAAATAGAATATTAACAAATAATGGAGCTGGACAACTAGCAGAAAACATTGCCTTAACTGGAGATAGAGTTATTCTATCTGACATTAATGGTTTACTTGTTTCAAGTGGTGTTACAGCAACAACCCTAGGATTTGTAGATGCAACCTCATCTATTCAAACTCAATTAAATAATAAACTTGCTTTCTCTTCTGCAATAACACCAGTTGATGGAAACATAGTTTACTTCACTGGGGGAGTATGGTCAAACTTAGCAGTTGGTACAAATGGTCAAGTTTTAACTTTATCAGGTGGTTTACCAACTTGGTCTGCTGGTGTAGCTAATGGTTTACCAACAGGTGGGGCATCAGGTGAATACTTAGCAAAAACAAGTGGTCTTGACTATGCTGTAGCATGGACTGCATTAACTTTAAATAAAGTTACTGATGTAACTGCTACTGCAGCTGAAGTTAACAAACTAGCTGGTGTAACAACTACTACAGCACAATTTAATTTTATTAATACATTAAGTTCAAATGCACAATCTCAACTTGATTTGAAGTTGGATAAAGCATTGACTTTAAATAGTTTATTTATAGGAAATATTTCTAACGTAGCTGTAGCATTAGCAACAGGTGCGAATGGAACTATATTAACTTCAGTGGGTGGTGTGCCTACTTGGGCAGCACCAGGTTCTGGAGGTACTGTAACATCTGTAAACGTATCTGGTGGAACAACTGGATTATCTTATACAGGTGGTCCAATTACTACTAACGGTACAATTACTTTAGCTGGAACTTTAATACCAGCTAACGGGGGTACAGGACTAACAGCGATAGGAACTGCTTTACAATATTTAAGAGTTAATGCTGGTGCAACAGCTCTTGAGTATGCTACTTTACCAACTATTATTAGTGGGACAACAGGAAGTGTAGACAACGCACTTCTTCGTGCAGATGGTACAGGTGGTGTTACTTTGCAAAGTAGTGGAATTGTTATCACTGATAATGCGGATATAGATTTAGGTATTACTGCTTCCACAGGAGGTGCATTACGTACAATACAAGCAAGAGGTACAGCAGCAGACATTGGAATTACATTAACAACCAAGGGGGCGGGTGATTTTACTATTAACTCTAATTATGTAGCTGTTTCATCCACAACAGCCGTTGCACTTGAAACACCAATTGTTGGGTTACAAAACACTGCGAACCCATCAGCAGCTCCACAACTACATCTTTTAGAGGCTACTGTAAACGGTAGTGATTATATAGGGTTCACAGTACCTACTAGCCTAGCTGCTACTGTATTATATACCCTACCTCCAGCACCTGCTGTAAGTGGATATGTTTTATCTTCTACAACTGGTGGAGTTATGAGCTGGGTTGCAGCTGGGGGCGGAGGAAGTTATTGGGATTTAGCAACAGGTGGAACGTTAACAGGTAATAACACTATAAACCACGCAGGGTTTAACGTAACTTTTGCAGGTACAGGTAAAGTTACTTTTTCTCCAAGTGCTACGTTGTCAGGATTTAATTTTGGAAGTGTTGCTGGTATTCCTTCAGGGCTTTCTAATGGTGATGCTTGGTACAATTCAACTGTTAATACAATAGGAGTTCGTGTAAATGGAAGCACTGGGTTTTTAATGTGGCAGCAAGGAACTACATTAAATGCTATTCCTTACTATAGTAGCGTCAATGGATTTTATAATTTAAGTGCTAACCTAATTTTTGACGGAACAGCTTTACTTGTCGGTGGTGGTACTGTAACAGCAAACACAAGAGTCGATATTCGTGGTATCTCAGGAGGTAATGCTTTAAGGGTTGCTAATGATGTCAATGTCGAACTTTGGAGATTTGATAATGCTGGTGTGTTATGGAGTGGTTCGGGTAGAATAGATGGTTTATCGGGTGCAAGTGCTATCAGATTTGCAGCATCGCAAACTATAGGTAGCAACTCGTCTCAATTACAGTTTAGCACTCTTGGCGGCACTTACAACGGTACATCAATGTATGTATCACCTGGAATATGGACTGGAACAACTGGTGATTTTTCAAGTTTTGGGGTTGTTGGTAATTTTGCTCCCGTTTCCGGTACAGCCACCCATCGCAGCATAGTAATAAATCCCATTATAAATACTACAGGTAGTTATTCTGGTACTGCCATAGGAGTAGACTACAACCCTACATTAACTTCCATAACAGGTCTTACCCACATCGCTTTCAGAAGTACAAGTGGGGGAATGAGATTGGAGCATTTAGCTTTAGGTACAGCTACACCATTATCTAATGAAACCAAAGCTATACATTTAATAAACTCTACAGCAGCGGGAGCAGGTGCACAACAAAACTCTCCTTACTTCATACAAGAAGGTAGAGGATGGGAGACTACAGGGCCTTCAAGTCAATCAGTTAAAGTAGCACAGTGGGTAATACCTGTACAGGGAACTATAAACCCATCTGCAATTTGGAAACTGGCTACTTCTGTAAATGGTGGTGCGTATGCTGATATATTAAGCATACAATCTAATGGTGGAATTGTTACAATGTCCACTCTTAACTCATCTAACGGTACTTTTAATTCTAATCTACAAATAGGCACAGCTGCATTATCCC